TACGATCAGAAGGAATTGTTACACTTGAAGCTAGCGCAGACTGACCGTTTTTATCTACAATATATGTATCTGCCATTATAATCTCCTATGCTGCAACTTCTATCTTCCAAGCGTTGCGCCATTTTCTTGTTTGTGGTAATTGTTTTTTTGTACAAATAATCATCTTTTGACGATTACCTTTATTATAAGTTTTCCATACTGACTGAGGACAATCTTTCATAATAAGATATTCAATTGCTGCTTCTTCTGTCATTGGCCCCATTGGTTCTGTTTCATGAAGAAGATAACCACGAGTATGTTTTTTAAAATCTGGTTGCGCTTCGTCTTTAGCAAGTTCCCAATAAACCCATACAGGTGGTAAGATACCGCCCTGCATAGCGCAAGCCATCCAATTCGGATCAGGTACGAGTATTTTAGCGCACTCATCAATTCTGTCTTCATACACTACACGGTAGTCTGACTGATAGCCTTCTAGGTTTTCTTTTGCCCAGCACAGTCTATCCCAAAGGTGTGTGCCTTTGAATGATGGTGTTTTCATTATGCTAGGTCTCCAAATATTCCTATTTTATGGTTTTGGTCAGTATACGCACTTCCAGTAAAACTACGAGTTTGCACTTGTGATGTATTTGTATTGTTGGTGTTTGGATTAAACCACCACTGATAAACATTATTTGTTAAAGAAAATGCGCCAGAGTAAAGTCCATTTGCCATGTTGTTAGTATAGACATGGTCCATTATTCCAGTGCTAACGTCTACCATAGAAGAAATGTTAAAACTGTCCTGAATAGTCGCACTAGGTTGTGTTGCATAATTCCATGCTTTAACACTACCATTGACAACGAACTGCGTATCAACCGACCCTGCGGTGCTGTGTTCTATTTGATCTGCTAATATTTTTCCAGCCATTATGCTAAGTCTCCGTGAACTACTAAAGAATTTTTATCAGCATCTATGACACCACCAGCACTATTTACAAATTGAACTTTTATTCTATCTGCATGAGTGTTGTTATTGCCACCGCCTGTCCAAGATGTAAATCCACCTGCTACTCCATAGTGACCACCAAGCGCCCCTGCCGCAAACTTAGACGCAGCCGCAAAGTTATTAGCAAACACCACTTCATAATCTCCTGTTCCAACATCAACCATAGAACTTTGATTGAATGAGTCATCCACGACTACAGAGGCGTTCCACTTGCACCAAGCCTTCGCCAACCCTTGCTGAAGCTGAAACGTAACCGCGCCACCTTCAGACGTAACGTCCACATCACCAGCAGAAGTCTTGCCAGTGAGTTTATCCGTAATCACTTCACTCATACTAGCTCTCCTACTGTAATGCTTGCATCAAGATTCATATCTGTTGCCGTAGTGCTTGTATAAGTCAAGATAAGATAACCTGATGTATTTTGTGTGGTAATAGAGTTCCCCTTCCCTCTTACGCTAGTGTCATTTTGACCGCTAGATGTGTTGGGAGATGAAGCAGTAGTGGCAAAACCCAAAGCAACATTAGACGTAAATGACGGCTCATGCCTTCCTGTATTATCGTCCGAGACACTGGATATGTTAAAACTACCATCAATAGTTGTGTTAACATGGTCGTACATTAAACGTGCTTTAGGGACTTCTTGCTTAGTCAGCGTGACAGGGCTAGTGCCATCTGCCGCTACGATTGTATCTGCTTTAATTGTACTCATGCTACCACCAAAGTCGCACCAGTACTAACTGTAATGGTGACTCCTGTTGCTAAGTTTAAAGGTCCAGCACACAATCCGTTTGTGTTAGCCGCTATTGTTACAGACGTATTAAGTTCTTTTTCATGTACTCTAATAATGTTGCCTAATGCAGATCCAGAGTCACCAAGAAATGAACCTGCTGTACCTGAAGCGAGCATTGCTGCTGTTATTGAATCTGGAGGAGGAGTAGTTGTTTGTACAGCTTTACCTTGATATACTACATAAAAGTCATCTGAGCTTGCAACATTACCTGTCATAGTAAGCGTTGTTCCAGAAACAGTATAAGCAACTCCAGGTTCTTGTCTTACATTATTTACAAATATTTCAAGTTCATTAGCATTTGCTACGGCTGTAGTAAGTGTATAACTAGTACCACCATTACCTGTAATAACTTGTTTAGCTAAAGAAGAAAAATTAGTACTTGCTTGATTACCTATGTAACCCATATTTTCCTCCTTTAACTGCTAATATCATCAACTGCTGATACTACTGCATCAATTGAATTAGCTGTGTCTGATTGAATATAAAGCCTATCACCTGATGCTACTACAACTTTTGCTCCACCGTCTAAGACTTGAAGTGCAGAGCCTGAAGGGATAGGCGCATCTTTAACAAGATAATAATTATTACCACTGTTTGCTATATAAACTGAAGCAAGGACTTGTTGACCAGTAATATTTGCAAGATTAATTCCTACAAGTGTATCATAAGAATCAAAGTTAGTGCCATCTGGAATGTCAACTGCTGAAGTTCCAATGGACCTTTCTATATATCGTCTAAAATTTTGTGCCATAAGAATCTCCTATAAAGCAATTGCCATTGCGATTGCAAAGCCATTAGTTGCAAAGCCAGAAGTATCAACTGATGCAATTTCACCCCATGTTCCTACAGGAGCGCCTGTACCTGAAGGTGCTACTTGACAATATTTAACAGCATTAACTGTTGTATTATAATATAAGTCACCTACTTGTACTGTTTTGCCTGCAGCTTCATGTGCATTTTCCGCAGCTGCATCAGTAGCATAACTACCGTAATAACGTTCATCAAAATTTGCTGTTGCACTTGCTGCTAAATCTGCATAATACTTAGCTGAATACTTTGCAGTTGCCCCTGAACCTGTAACAGGTGTTGCTTCTGTAAAACCGCTACCGCCGCCTAACGCCCATTGTTTAGCTGAACCTTCTGTTTGTGCAGATAGCGTACCAATTGCATATTCTTTAGCTGAGTATTCAGTATTGTCTACTGTGTCTGTAGTGTCTGTTGCCCAATCTTTTGCAGATCCGCCACCAGAAGCATTGTTTACTCCTGTACCACCTACTGCCCAAGCTTTAGATGAATAATCTGAAGTACTAGGTACAACACCATCTACTTTTACTGCATAATTTTCTGCTTTAGTTGCTTGTGTTGTAGCTGTTGTAGCTGAATTACTTGCATTTGTAGCTTGTGTTGTAGCAGTAGATGCAGAAGTACTTGCAGATGCAGCACTCGTTGCCGCATTAGTGGCTTGTGTTGTAGCTGTTGTAGCACTTGTTGCTGCATTAGTTTCACTAGTAGCCGCATTAGTAGCCGAAGTTGCTGCTGCAATTTGACTAGCACTTGCACTGCTTGCAGAGCTAGATGCTGATGATGCACTACTTGCAGCATTAGTTTCACTTGTGGCTGCATTTGTAGCACTAGTAGCTGCCGCTGTTGCTGAATTGCCTGCATTTGTTTCGCTAGTGCCTGCATTAGTTGCGCTTGTAGCTGCAGCTGTTTCAGCTAGTTGTGCTTGTTGTCTTGCACCAATAGCTGTCAGAGCTGAGTTTGCGGCGTTAGTTTCGGAAGTTCCAGCATTAGTTGCACTTGTACCTGCATTTGTTTCTGAGGTAGCTGCATTAGTAGCCGAAGTTGCTGCTGCAGTTGCACTATTTGCTGCCGCTGTAGCTGAATTTCCTGAAGCTGTTGCAGAAGTTACTGCACTGTTTGCAGATCCAGTAGCTGAAGTAGCACTAGTTGCCGCTGAAGTTGCTGAAGCTGCTGCATTGGTTTCAGAAGTTGCTGCTGCTGTTTCAGCTTGTTGTGCTTGTTGTCTTGCACCGATAGCTGTTAGAGCTGAGTTTGCGGCTTCTGTTGCTTTTGTAGTAGCAGTTGTAGCTGAAGCTGCTGCTGAAGTAGCACTTGCTGCTGCATTAGCGGCATCTGTTCCAACTGAAGCTGCTGAAGTTGCTGCGCTAGTTGCACTCGATGCTGCTGCACTTGCACTTGCTGCAGCGTTAGTAGCTGCTGTTTCAGCTGCTGCAACATCTGCGCCTACAATATCAGGGATACCATCAATTAAAGTATCTGTAAATAAACCGCCATTTGCGGCATTATCTGTTGCGCCTGTAAACTGTCCAGGCCTTGCTGGTGTTGTCATTAAATTAACCCTCGACCGTTAAAGTTTACTTGAATGTTACCACCTGACGCAGTGCGTCTAGCGTCTTCATCGTTTAATTCTGCTATTTCTGACATAAATAATTGTAAGTATTTAGCGGCTTGATCATCTTCTTGTACAAAAGAAAATAATTCTCCAAGCGCTCCAAATAATACAATTCGTTCATTTTCATCTCTTAACCAATTTGGTGTTTCTGTACCTTGATAATAAGTAGAAGTAACTGTACCTCCAGCATCTGCAGCTTGTGCTGCTGATTGAGTAGCATAAGCAGTTGTGCCTGTATTACTATTAAAATATAATAAAGCAGAATTATTAACACCAGCGCCAGCGCCTGTTGTAGTTAAAAATCCAGCATTATAATTAAGTACTGTTACTGCATATTGTGCGTTTAATGCAGGTAATCTGCGATAGTAATATAATTCAATTGCATCGCCTTGATTTCCTACTGCACCTTGTCCAAATCCAGGTGAAAGATAAATTACGTTTTGTTGTCTCGCCCAGTAATTATAACCTGTATATTTTTCTGCACGAAAATCGTTAAATGTTCTAATATCTACTCGCTCATTAAAAACTCTTGTTGTTAGTCCTGATGAATCAACCTCTCTTATTTGAATAAATTCTATAAGATCATAAGGTAATTGTATTTCAGTAATACTAGACAAAGTAGAAGTTGCATTACTTGTTGCTGCAGTTAATGCAGTGCTATCATATTTTGCAACATTTTCTAATGGAGGTACACGGAGCTTTCGATATGCTTTATCTGCTGCATATTTAAGGCAGTCTTTAATAACGTCATCACTTACTACTTCTTCGTCTCGGTTAGCCCAATCACGAACTTTAGTAACTAATGCTGCATATGTAATTGCCATACTTGTCTCCTAATTAAGTATTAATTACTAAGTCAGCATATTCAGACACTAATATCTTTTTCAATTTAGTAAGATTACTTGGATTACTCATAAAATTAGGATCGTGTAAATCTAATTTATGATCTTCAAATATTTTAATTGCTACAATATCAGGAATAGTTGCCATTTTACGATAACCATTTTTAGTTTTACCGTAATATTCTTCCTTTTCTTTTTGTAATTTAACGTTCTTTTTAAATTGAGATATGTCTTGTTGTGCTTGCCAATCTCCTGTTTCAAGATCAAAGCCAGCTTTAATGCTTTCATTAGCTCCTACAGTTCCGCTGTAGAATTTAAATTCGTTTTCTTTTGTCATTATGTCCTCTTACTTAATTAGGCTGGTTCTGTATATGCTACGAATCGTCCTGATTTACCAATATAACCTAATTGCGCTCCTGTTGGTGCTGCACTAGGCGCAGCTGCAACTGCTACTGTTGGTGTACCTACTGATAAATGTGTTAGTTTATAGCCTCCACCTGCAACAGACGCTGTGCGCCATACGCAAGTTTCTGCAGGGTAAGTATTCCCGACTGCTGTTTGAATAACTAGCATTTTACTGTACTCCTATAATTTATTTTGAATGAGGATTAGCTGTTTTTTTAGCTGCTTTCTTTTTAGCTCTCATAGCTTTTGCTTTTGCTAACATTGCACTACGTCCTGATCTTTTATCTTTAATAGCATCAGCTTTTCTTGTATTAGGTGAAGTTCGTCCAGCCATATCTTTTTGTTGCATTTGTGCTGTACGAGTTACTGCTTCATTTTGTTTTTTATCTTTAGAACGAAGCATATTCATTTCAGTACGTGTCATGCCTTCATAAGGATTTTTTGAAGCTGAACCTGCTTGCATAGCAGCAGATGGAATTTTAATACTTTGACCTACACGAATTTGATTAGCATTTTTAATACTTGGGTTTGCTGCAAGTAAAGCTTTAAGTGTTATTCCTTTACTTTTAGCAATCTGCGAAAGCGTATCTCCCGATTTAATTTTCATAGCTATCTCCCTTTAAATACCATGCCGCCAGCAGATTTATACTGCGGATCCATTTTCATTTTACCACCACCATATTTATAATTAGCAGGGTTCATTGTTGTATCTGCTGCAAATGATTTCTTTTGGCGTATAGCTTTAGCTTGAACTGGCATTACTGGCGCATCTGGTAGTTTTTTCTTTTTATCTTTTTTACGAACTACAATTGGCATTTTATTCTCCTGTGATAAAAAAGAAGGAGAAGCCTATAAGCTTCCCCTCCTTATTAAACCTACTCTAGGCCGTAGATAGCACCGCAACCAAGTGGGTTACGTACTTCTAATGTGCATTCTTCAACCATCATACCTTTGGTTGAGTCACCCTGCTGACCTACGTCTACCTCTGCTAGAGGACGCAAGTATGCAGTTGCAAACCACATTGGATCGTATACCAATGCTGCAAAGTTAGCCAAGTTAGTTACACCTGCACCACTGTGAGCAACGTTGTTGTCACCTGTAAATGCAAAGTTATTTGTCAAGCCCATGATGTAATTAGGTACTACCATCAAGTCACCAAAGTCTGACATATAGACATCTACTGATTGACGTAGTTTTCCTGAATCATCAATATTACGGGTTACACCTGTGTCGCCAACCATCAGATCAGAGAAATCACGGCGAAGCTTTGGTGACAACATAATTTTTGTTGCCTTACCGCCTTGCTCATAGATCTTTTGCATAACTGAATCAATATTAGTCAATGCTAGTGGATCACGATCAGGTGCA